CCCCGCCGTCCTGCCAACGCAGGGTCGCGGGATGGAGCGACACTTTGTCGCAGGGCGACCGACCCATGGGACCCACCGGCGGGGTATTCAAAAAACGCTCCGAAATGGGGAATTGCCCATACGACCCCGCGCTCGATCCCGGGGCGTCGCGACAGATCACGCAAGAATGAGTGCCAGAATGCCGGCGCATAGGGTGCGGTTCGGTGGGACCCGGCCCGGCGCCGCTGACCCCGTGCGGGGGCGGGGGATCGAGCCCGCGCGTGGGATCGACGCCATGCGCGTGGTGCATGCCGGACAGCTCGGGATATGTGCCGTGAACCGGGCAACTCGCGGCCTTCGGCCGCTCGGGGGACGGTGCAGGGTGTGAGCGATTATACCGAGACGCCGCCGGCCGCGCTCGATCCCCCGCCCCCCAAGACTGGCACTCCGCCCGCCAACCGCTCTCCTATATAGACCCTGGCGGGCGGGCGGACTGACCACCATTCCCCTCAACCCGCTTTCCCCAAGGTGGGAACGCGAACTCTCTTATAGGGCGTATTGTCGCATTGACACCCCGCCCGCCCGCCACTAAGTGAGTCGGGAAAGGCGGGCTGTCCGCCACGAGTTCCCCGGAACAAAGGAGGCCCATTGTGCCGGAGGTTGCAGTCCGAACTTTGACAACGCCCGCGGGAGCGGGAGGCAAACCCCCAAAGGAGATAGGCGTGAGAGCGGATAAGGTAGTCCTACGAGACATCGACTGGCTGTGGATGCCGTACCTACAGCGGCGCGCGCTCAATTTGATGACCGGTGACCCCGGCGTGGGCAAGAGCACCATTGTCTGCGAGATCGTGGCGCGGCTGACGCGGGGTCAGGCATTGCCGGGGGGAGTGGCTCTGCCGCCCATGAACTGCTGGATGATGAACGGGGAGGACGCCAATGACGACACGACGGCGTGGCGGCTCCGGAACCAAGGGGCGGACATGGCCAGGGTGCGCCTTACGGACAAGCGCGAGACCATGACCCCACAGATGGTCGCCCGGATCGGCAAGGAGGTCCGGACCCACGGCATCGAGTTCCTGTCCATCGATCCGCTCCAGGCTTGGATGGGCAAGGACATCGACATGAACCGGGCGAATGAGACCCGGGAGTGGTCGAGCTACCTCCGTGACCTCGCCATGATCGAGAATGTGGCCGTTCTGATCTGTCGGCACCGCCGCAAGGCGCTCCCCGGCGAGAACCGGCTCTACTCCGGCATCGGGTCCATCGACATCACGGGCCTCGCGCGGTCGGAAATCTCCGCAATGCAGCACCCCAAGACCAAGGAGACGTGGCTCCAGCGCATCAAGGGCAACGTGGGCAAGAACCCGGACGGCGTGCAGTATCTGATTGAGCCACACCCAGACCCCAAGAACCCTCACGGCGTCTTGAAATGGCTCGGAGTGTACACTCCAGCCCCCGCGACGGTCTCCCGGACGCCCGCGAAGCTCAAGGAGTGTATAGAGTGGGTCAAAGTACGCCTCGCCGCGGGTCCGGTGCCTGTCACGGACGTGGTTCGGGACGCCGCGCACGAGGGTTTCTCCTTCCGGACGCTTGAAAGAGCCAAGGTCGGGCTTGTAAAGTCGACCCAGGTGACGAAAGGAGAGTGGATATGGGAGCTATTGTCGTCCGAGACGCCCCCAGGGGACCCGATCCCACCTCCCACGGTCTGACCCTGACCCCTGACGAGCAGGCTTTGGCGTGGCGGACCTGCGAAGGGGTCATGGCGGGGCACACTTTGGCTCGGATCGAGCGCGAAGGGGGCCCTTCACCGGCCCTTTTCCTCGCTTGGGTGCAGACAAACCCCCTCCTGGCGCGTGCGTTCCAGGCCGCGAGGGAGCTTTCGGCTTATATGCTCGAAGATCAGGCCTTGGAGGCGTCTGTTCAGGCCCAAGTGAAGCCACCAAAGGACGCCACGGGGGCCCGGGCGCTCGCGTTGTTCCTCGAACAGCACCGTTGGAGCGCCATGCGGCGCGCGCCGGCCGTGTTCGGCGACCGGGCGACGGTCCAGATCACCGTTCCGGTCCAGATCAACACTTCCCTCGACCTGGGGCCGTCCTCCACGACCTCTACGGCCGAGTTCCCGAACATTTACGAGCTGAAATCGGAGATCGTGCATGAAGTTGGTCCTGCCGATGTGCCCGAGTCTCTTATCGCCCGCGTTGAGGCAGGCGATGATGGCGCGGCTGCGGTCCCGCAAGGTGAAGAAGCCCCGTTCGCCTGGGCCGAAGCGTTTGCCCGGGGAAAAGAACCCACTGTGGGCCCTGATCGCCCCGCTCCGGAACCCGGACAAGGAAAAGGCGAAGGATCGGCGGGCGTATTTGCTCTGGCGCGAACGAAACCCCGAGTTGTACCGGCTCCGGACCCGCCTGCACACGCGGGCTTGGCGGGCGAGGGAGAAGGCGAAGCGTAATGCCTCACGTCCATGACATCACGTTCATCGCCAACCCCGTCCAGCGCTCGTTCATCGAGTCGCGGGCCAAGGCGGACCTGTTCTCCTCCCGCATGGGCGAGGGCAAGAGCGCGGCGCTCTGCTGGTCGGCGCTCACCCACACCCGGCACAATCCCGGGGCCACGTGGGCCCTGATCCGCGGGACCTTCGAGGACAACATCCGGACGACCCAGAAGGAGTTCTTCAAGTGGTTCCCGCCGGGCATCTGCGGGACCTACCACGCGACCAAGAAGATGTTCACCTGGGCCTCCGGCATCGCCGACGGCGAGGTCTACTTCATGGGGATGGATGACCCGCAGGACGCGTCATCGCTTATGTCCATGCCGCTCGCGGGGTTCGGGATCGACGAGCCCGCGCCTGCCATTGGCTCGGCCGGGGTCGACGAGCTGATCTTCGACATCGCCATGTCCCGGCTCCGCCAGGAGGGAATGAAGTGGTACGTGGCCAAGCTCGCCGAGAACAACCCGGACGAGGCCCACTGGACCTACCGCCGGTTTGTGGTGCCGGGTGATCCTGACTTCCGCTACTGGCAGCCGGGGAACCCCGAGAACATCGCCCACCTTCCCGCCACATACTACGCGGGCTTGCGCAACACGTGGCGCCACCGGCCCGATCTTGTCCGACGGTTCGTTGAAGGCGAGTTCGGCTACCAGCAGGAGGGCAAGCCCGTCACCCCGCAGTGGTCCGACAAGCTCCACCTCGCGCTCGGCCTGTCCCCGCTCCCCCGGCGCGAGCTGGTCCTGCTGTGGGACTTTGGCCACAACCCGACGTGTCTGATCACGCAACAGACCCCCATCGGTCACTGGAACATTCTGGAGGCCCACGTCGGCGACGGCATCGGGACTTCGGAGCTGATCGAGAACGTGATCAAGCCCGTGCTCCAGGCGCGGTATCTGGACCTCCACCCGACCCTGCGCCACATCGGCGACCCGGCCGGTGAGACCCGCGAGCAGACCTCGATCTACCGGACCGCCGTCCGGATGCTCAAACGCGAGCTTGGCGGCTCGTGGCGCAAGGGGCCCGTCTCGATCCCCGAGCGCGTCAACCCGCTCCAGGCGCTCCTCACCCGGACCATCGGGGGCAAGGGGCTGATCCAGGTCGACCGCATCTTGGCCTCGCCGGTCTGGCACGCGCTCCGCGGCGGTTGGCACTACCACATCGCCCGGACGGGCATCATCTCAGGCGTTCCGAAGAAGATCATCCACTCGCACCCTGGCGACGCGCTGTCCTACGGGGCCGCGATCCTTTACCCAGTCGGAAAGGCGGGCGTGGGGAAGACATACCCGGTCCCTCCCGCGACTGGCAGTTATTGGGGAGGCGGGAGCGGGGCGCCCGATGTTCCACCCCCTGGACGGACAGGGCTCGACCGCCTAGTTTCCCAGGTCTCAACTGGTCCGCGTGGGGAGCGAGTCCGACCCGAGCAAGGGGACCCACTGGTCTTGCGCGGAAAGCCCGTGGAGTAGCGCCGAATGGCAACTTGGCTCACCGACGACTACGAGGAGATCACCACCGATCTCACCACGTACACGTTCACGGCCATGGACATTGGGACCGCGGTCGCCACGCGCGTCGCGGTCGCTCTGCTCTACTGGCGGGACACGGCGTCTAACGACATCGACAATGTCACCATTGGCGGAGTCGCTGCCACCCAGATGCTGAAACTAGCCTTCGACTCGGGGGGCGGCGGGGGCAGCACCTCGGGCTTGGCCGTCTATGCGGCTGTGGTCCCGTCCGGCACCACTGCGGATGTGGTGATGGAGCTGTCGACTGGGGCCATCCGGGCCGCGTGTCGGCTGCGCACCGCGGACGACATCAGCCTGACCGCTCATGACACGCTGGAGGCTTCTGGCGCCGATCCATTGGTGGGTGTCATTAACCTCGCGGAGGACGGCCTGATTTGCGCCGCGATGGCGAACAACGACACTACTTCCACCGTAGCCTGGACGGGAGTGACGGAGCTGTTCGAGGAGATTATAGAAGCCGGAAGCATGTGGTCCGGGGCCTACCACGACGCGGGCACGGAGGAGGCCAACCGTCCGGTTGAGGCCGACTTTACAGGCACCGCTGGAGACCATCTAATGATCGCGGTGTCGTTCGCGCTGAACGTGGTTGGCGGGTCCTCGATCCCTGTTAAGATGTTCGCCTACCGGCGCAGAAGGGTGTAACCCATGTCCACTTGGCTCAGACAGTCCACCGCGGTCGACATCCCCATGGGTCCGTTCCTGGACTCGACGGACGGCAACACCCAGGAGACCGGGCTCACCATCACGCAGCCCGACATCCGGCTGAAGAAGAACGGCGGCGATTGGGCCCAGAAGAACGCGGCCCAGACCTTGAGCCATGAGGAGGCCGGTTGGTACGAGGTCGCGCTCGATACCACGGACACGGCCACGCTCGGGCACTTGGTCGTGGCCATTCACGAAGCTGGGGCCCTGGCCGTATGGCGCGAGTTCATGGTCGTGTCGGCCATGGTCTACGACTCCCTTATTGCCGGCGGCGACCTGCTCGACGTGAACGTGGGCCAGTGGCTCGGGACGGCGGCGGCCACGCCGACGGTCGCGGGCGTTCCTGAGGTCGACCTGACGCATTGGCTGGGCACCGCCGCGGCGGCCCCCACGGTGGCGGGCGTGCCGGAGGTCGACATCACCCACGTGAACGGCGCCGCGCAGGTCTCGTCCTTCAACACCATCGACGACTTCTTGGACACGGAGGTCGCCGCTATCCTGGCCGCGGTCGACACCGAGGTCGCGGCGATCCTGGCGCAGGTCAACCTGATCCCGGGGACCATCGACGGCAAGACGTTCGCCCAGGGCTGGTCCCTGGCAATGTCAGCGCTGTTCGGCAAGGCCTCGGGGCTCGCAACCACCACGGCCACCTACCGCTCGGTCAACGATACCGCGGATCGGATCGTGGCCACGGTGGACGCGAACGGCAACCGCACCGCAGTCACCCTCACCCCGGCGTAACAATGTTCGGTCACCGCTACTTCGGCGCGCGATACTATGGCCAACGGTACTGGGGCGGCGTGGGGGAAGACCCCCCGCCCCAGCCTCCGGTAGGGCCACAGGTCCCGGACGGCTACGATCTGTTGATCGCTCGGGGCGGACCGCAGCAGCCGCCATTGCGCGGCGACGCGTGGGAGCCCGGCACGGATGACCCGCAGGAGCCCTATCCACCGGAGCGGTTCGACAGTATCCTGGGAGACAGCACCCAACTCCAGATGGACGGGTCCGGCTGGCGCCGCATGATCCGCCGTCTTGACCGCCACAGACAATAGGAGCCGACCATGGCCGTCCGCGCAGCGAAGATGCAGAAGCTGGAGAACGGCCAGTTGGTCGTGACCTGGACCGGGCTCAATGAGACGGACGGGGTGTTCGACTCGGGCGCTCCGGTCACCGTAGGCGGGGTGGAGGGCCTGACGGCACAGTTCAGCGGCAACTTCGACACATCGGTCACGGGTCTGCTGGAGGGCTCGAACGACGGCGTCGTGTGGGCGCCGCTCAAGGACGTGGCGGGCGCCAACATTGCCGCGATCACCGCGGCCTCGGCCCTGACCACGTTGCCACTGATCGGTTCACGTCCGCTCTTCATGCGACCGAACCTTGCGGTGGCCGGAGCGGGCGACGCGTCAAGCATCACGTGCATTCTGTCGGGCTCGATCCGACTGTAGGAGGCTGACCTGTGGCCAAGAAGCGCCGGAAGGCAAAGGGCAAGGGCGTCCTGACCAAGGACCTCGTGGTCCTGTCGCCGAACGCAGAGAACCAGCGGACCATCGTTCCGATCCTGGAAGGCTACTTCCAAGAGGCGTATCAGGCGCGGCAGACCGGCCTCAACCCCCGCGACGCCAAGTGGGAGGAGAACACCAACCTTTACTGGAACCGGCACAGCTTCGCCCGCAAGGCATCCTGGCAGGCGAAGGAGTCGATGCCGGAGGTCCCAACGTTCGTGGACCGGTTCGCGGCGGCCCTCAAGGAGGCCTTGGTTGCGTCGCCGTCCGGTTTCTACACCGTCCACGATCCCGCGGACAAAGAACATGACCTCACCGACGCGATCAAGCGCGCCACCGACTGCTGGCTTTCGATCTGCGGCCGAAACCAGACCGGGCACTGCCTGTCCTTCCCGGCGGTCTTCGAGGAGCAGTGCAAGCTAGGGGCCCTGAAGGCGTGCTGTTCGGTCGTGACGTGGAAGCGGGACGTTCCCGGCGGCCGGGTCGCCATCGAGACCGTGGACCCATCCATGGTCTGGCTCGATCCCACGAACCGGAACCTGTATCGCATCCGACGCACTCCGCTCGACAAGCACGAGCTGCGGGCCATGGCCACGGCCAAGGACGGCAAGGGGAACCCGCTGTGGAACCTCGAAGCCGTCGAGCAGATGGTCACCCATATCGAGGACGAGGACCAGCGCCGGAATGAGGAGTTGACGGGCACCTACGCCTCCCGCACGCCGTCGACCCGCCAGCCCGTCGTTATGGACGAGTACATAGCCACGGTCGTGGATGGCGCCGGGCGCGTCCTGGCCGACAACGCGCTGATGGTTGTCGGCAACCGCCAGTTCCTGATCCGGGGGCCGGAGAAGAACCCGTTCTGGCACCAGAAGGATTGGATGGTCTTTGCGCCGCTCGTGACGACCCCGCTGTCGGTCTACGGCCGTTCCTACATGGAGGACTTCGGCTCGGTCGCGCGCACGTTCAACAACCTCACGAACTTGATCCTGGATGCGGTGCACACCTCGTCCATGAAGGTGTTCGCGGTAGTGCCGGGCATGCTCCTCAATCCGGAGCAGCTCGCGGATGGCGTCACGCCGAACAAGACCTTCCAGCTCGAAGAGGGCCTACGCGCGGAAGACTTCATGAAGGCTATCGACATGGGCACGTTGCCCGCGGAGTCGATCCAGGTTTGGCAGGCGCTCAAGCAGGAGCTGCGCGAGGCGGCCGACATGAACGAGGTCGGTCTTGGCCAGTTCGCCCCCAAGGGGCGCACGTCGGCCACGGAAATCTCCCAGACCACGGAGTCTTCGTCGGCCTTGATCCGTTCGGTGGCTCAGACCATCGAGACGCGGTACTTGAACCTGACACTCGACCTGACGTGGAAGACGGGGCTCCAGCACGTTGCCATGAGCGATAGCGCCCTCGGCAATGCGGTCGGTCCCGAGCTGTGGAATGCGCTGCATGGTCGTCGCAAGGAGCTGATCTCCCGGCCGATCACATTCCAGGCGATGGGCATCTCCATGCTCATTCAAAAGAACCGGATGCTGAAGGCTCTGCTCGCCTTGATGCAAATCCTGTCCCAGTCCGACCTGTTCCTCCAGGAGTTCTTGAAGGTGGCGGACCTGGGCAAGTTCATGAAGCTCTTGTTCAACCTGTCCGACATCGACATGTCGAAGCTGGTTGCCACCGAGCGCGAGCGTCTGATTGCGTCGTTTGGGCAGCCGATCCAGCAGGCAGGGGCTCAGGCCCAGGCCCGCAGTCCCCAGCCGGGCGCCGGAGGTGCCGCTCGGGAGATGGGTGATGTGGCTCGCACCCTAGGAGTGCAGAAGTGACGCCGACGAAGATGATGAAGGCAGGGCATGCCAGGGCCCTGGAGGGGGTGCTCCCCCACCTGGACGAGGTGGCCGCCGGAATCAAGCGCCAGATCGCGACTCGGGCCATGCAGGCCTTACGGGACGGGCGCTTGGAGGGGCCGTTGGCCATCCAGCTGTGGGCCGAGTGGTCCGCCGCGGATGGGATCGTGTCTCGGGTCCGGACCCAGGTTGTGGTCGGGAATACCGCTCGCGCGGCCCTTGACGCCGAAAGCCAGCCCACCTAGCTTGAA